GAAGACGCCGGAAGAGCCGCACGCGCCGGAAGAGCCGCCGCAAGCGTGGAGGACGCCGGAAGAGCCGCACGCGCCGGAAGAGCCGCCGCCGCCGCCGCAAGCGCCGTTAAACCTTATATTTTAGAAATAACAACATTGCATTGCGCGCAAAAATGCCGGACCAATTCATCATTTTTGTAATCGTTTATATATTTAATTTCAAGTATTCCAGAGGCTAAAAGCAAGCGGCAACATATAATGCAAGGATAGTGTGTTATAAAAGCTACAGAACCCTTACATTGAACGCCTCGCTTAGCGCAATCCGTAATGGCATTTTGTTCGGCATGTAGGGTGGCTTGTTCGTGCCCGTCTCGGACAATTGATTTGTGAGGGCATCCTGGTAAGAAACCATTGTAACCTTGGCTGATTATACGATTATCTTTTACCAGTAAACACCCAACTTGCAGTCTTTTACACGCAGATCTTTCGCTAGTTACCATCAATATTTTTTTGAAATATTCATTCCAAGAGGGGCGAGTCATCATCATCTCAATATTTATTTATATAAATACTTATATTTATATATATATAACTAAATAATTATGGATCAACTTAGGATTTGTAAAATATCTGATGACCTTTTTTCCGGTTTTACGATTGTTGTTGATATATCTTATCATGATAACATAGATAAAATAGCGAAATATGCCAAAGATGTTCTTGTTTATTATATGGAAAAGGAAAAATTGGAAATTTTAGTCGTGAAGGCGAATGAAAAACGGTTCCATATACACGATATTCCCATGAGTGATATTATCTCGAACGTCGATGAAATAATATGGGTATGCGGGCATTGTTAAAAAAAGAATCGCTTTTTAGTTTTCCTTTTACGTTTACGTTTTTTTCGCTTCTTCCGCGTTTTACCTTTGGTTTTCTTTCCCTTATCTTTGTGTTTATCTGCCGGCGAATATTTTAAAAAATAATAATCCCAAACTTTTGTTCCACGTTTATCCTTCAATTCTTTATATTTTAACGCCTTCTCTTCTCTGATTTTTTCTATGGTTAACTGTTTTCCATAGCATTTTATACTAAAACGGCGCAATAACCCTTTCTGCTGGAGCCGGTTTTTCTGTTGAATTTTAAATAGAAATTCCGCCATACAGATAATTCGGTTGGGATCGTAATAAGGTCTATTGACGAATAAAAATGCTAAGTAAAAACTCAACATAGTATCAATAGTCGCTATTTTAACCCGATGACCTTTTATATTGATGACGTTATAACTGTGGCAAGCCAAGGGCTCATATATAAAAGCAATTGTTTCATTCTGAACTTTCACTTCATAATGTGGCGCAATAACTTCTCCCACCCCTGGTCGCTTTTTAATTACAACTTTTCGAAACCCTTGCGCTTGGAGTCTTTCTTTCAATATGGTCGCGGATTGCTCGGGGTCTTCCGATAATATGTCGAAGTCTGGAACGCGGGGGATATTTTTGTGTTTAAATTGTTTGAGATATCTGATATATAATCTATTAGCCATAGCGCCGAAAAAAACCACACCTTGTGAAATAAACGACTCTCTCGCAATGGCAAAAATTTTCTGCTGATTCTTTCTAGATAACTTTGATTTGGGATCTATAATTCTTTGGACCTCTATAAAATCGCAATCTTTCCCCCGCAATGGATAGTTTTTATTTAACAAAGTAAGCCTTTTAAGAACTTTCTCCCATCGACTTATATCTCCCTGCGGACGAGAGAGTTCTAAATACATCAACATTCGTAAATAATTCGGCGAAGTATAATTGATCCCCGAAACAACGAGCGATTTCTTAGAAAGTGCTTTAAATAATTCAGGAGTAAGAAAGGTAATGTCCGCCACCGGTATAAAATTTACAAAAACCTTAAATGTTCCAGAATGAATGCCCGATTTTGCCTCTACTTCGGTAAACCCCTTTTTAAAATATATATCAGCCAAATCCTTGGCGTCTTTCAGGGGTTCAGGAGAGAAGAAGTCGTAATCTGGTAACTCGACGGATTTATCATAAAACTGGTATTCAAACGGTAATATATTATTGATAGCAGTCCCCCCATAGCACAAGCGTTTTCTGGTTCTAAGAAATGTCTCAACAATATTAATAATTTCTTTGATTTCAGGATTATTAATCATTTCTTTCCCTCCCTGTGTTTTCGCTTTATCAATCGTTTGTCTAAGTATAGCCAATTCGCATTCTTCAAAAGACATTTTTTTACATTTCATACTTAATATAAAATGTGAAAAAAATTATATGCTTGTTTTATACATCGGCAAATCGATGCTTTTTGGAGCATATGAAAGTTGAACGCTCTGTGGTGTGGGTTTCTGTAATACAACGGGTATATAACGCAGATTATCAGGTTTTAAGATAAAGGCCGTTCCCGCACTATTAAATTTATCTAAATAATATTTCATATTATCATCTACCTGCTGATAACACATACATACCATTTGGCATCCATAAGAAAAATGCAATGAAGCCGGAACATTGTCATCTAAAGAACTAAGATCGGGCATTGTTAGAATGATATATTTTTTGGAAAAATTTTCAAGACTAGATGGGTTATAAGTATATTGAATGTCATAACTGCGATGTTCTTTAAAATAAGCGGAATTGCCCGATAAATTAATCAATTCTTCGAATGAAGTGTTTCTGTAATTCTTATTAAGTTGGTCGCAAATGATGATGACTTTTCCTTTAAAATCCAACAAGGGTTCTCTGCCAATATTTATGCCGCCACCGGGAGCGTTAGAACGTCCTTCATAACCATATTCCGCATTTAATAATTTACCAGGAAATGCCTCTCTTACATATTTTGTTAGCTTATCATAAATATTTTTTTTATCACTTTTAATTCTTAAATGGACAAACAAAGGATCTTCGGGGTTCGGACATGAGCCGTTTGAAAAAGCGTGCCCGTTAACAAAAGATAAAACGCCGTTTTTACCTCCAAGGGGGAGACTATTGTACGTTCCCTTAATGTAGAAAGAATCATTTGGGCTTGCCGCTACCACTAATTCGTTCTTTACAACATAAACTTCAAAATCAAGAACTCTGGCGCCATGGAATATCACTTCTTTCAAAGGCACTAGTGAAACATAATCATCTTGAAAATCTCCGCCACAACACGAGTTGTAACTACTGGCTATATAGTAATCGCGCACATGCCCCGTTCCTTGCTTTTCGCTGAATGTAAATTTAGCATCAACAGAATTGATATTGGAAATTTGGGGAGGATATTTATCATAGGTAGCCTCCATCTGGTAATCATTATTGGTAGATTTGTTGATTTGTCTTTTATAATACCACACCAACATCATAACAATTATTAAAATGATCGCCCATGTATATTCTATGATAATGATTCTCGTACGTTGATAAGCTTTCATTAAGGGATTATTCTTATCCATTTGTATATATATATTTTAATATATTATTCTCTTACCGCTAAATCAATAATATATATGAGAGAAATTAGGTTTTAAAATAATTATATCATATTATTTTAATAATGCCCGGTGGTTTATTAAATATTGTTGCCTATGGAGCCGCGAATATAATTTTGAATGGAAATCCAAGTAAAACCTTTTTTAAGGCGGTGTATAAGAAATACACGAATTTTGGTCTTCAACGATTTCGCTTAGATTTTGAAGGACAAAGAAATCTTTCATTCAACAGTGATACTACTTTGGAATTCAAAGTAAAAAGATACGCGGAACTATTATGGGATACATATATAGTTATAAATTTGCCTGATATATGGAGTCCATTTTATCCCCGCCCCGACTTGTGTGATGAAACTTTTGGATATATAAATGTTGTACCTTATGAATTTCAGTGGGTTCGTCAATTGGGCTTTAATATGATTAGACGTGTTACTATCCATTCTGGGGGCACTATTTTAGATGAATATAGCGGAGAGTGGATGCAAAACGCAATTGAGAGAGATGAGGGGGGTAAAAGATTACTTGTTTCGCGTATGACGGGAAATACCCCGGAATTTTATTCGCCCGGCGATGCTTTCGGAAGGGGAGGATTTTACCCCAATGCTGTTTATGATCCAAGCTGCGCGTCTGTTTGTTCTGGAAACACTATGACCAATGGCATCGAACCATCCATCAGAGGGAGAAAACTTTATATCCCTCTAATGGCGTGGTTTTGCTTTTCTTCAAAGCTATCACTGCCGTTAGTTGCTTTACAATATCAAGAAATATTTATAAGGGTTGAGTTTAGACCCGTTCGAGAATTATATACTCTTCGATATATAACACAGCCCAAGGCAGATCTTATATACACATGTCCGAAGATTGAAGGAATGCCGCCTACTGGATTAGGAGCTAGAAAAGCTCCAAATAATGCCTCAGTCACCGACCAATTGTGGATGTTCTTACAGCCACCGCCAGCGCCGGTTTTTGATGAAAGCACTGCCCCGAGCATTGATGCCAGTGGCGGATGGGTAAGATGGTTAGCAACGTGGGACAAATATCCCAATAAAACGAATCAATGGAATACCGATGTTCATTTGATGTCAACATATGTATTTCTCAGTAATGATGAGAGAAGACAATTTGCCGCTAAAGACCATCAATATTTAATTAAAGCGCAACATCAACACGATTTTCTTAATTCTACGGGCTCGCGGCGTGTTAATATACCCAGCAATAATATGGTATCCAGCTATATGTTTAGATGGAGGCGAAGCGACGCGAACCTACGCAACGAATGGTCTAATTATTCCAATTGGCCTTATCAGGATATATTACCTTTTAATTTGTATGGTTGGGACGGGGTACACTGTACAGATCCATTGGATCCGAATTTTTCTATTTTCCATACTGTGAATCCAGCCGGTTGGCTGGTAACTGGCTGTTTGAAAGTAAGTAATGTTAAAAACATATTGTTAAATCTAGGTATTCTTCTAGGCGGTGAATATAGAGAAAACATACATGACGCGGGAGTCTATAATTATATAGAGAAATACAAAAGAACGACAGGACATGCTCCAGACGGACTTTATATGTATAATTTTTGCGTAGATACACACCGCTCTATCTATCAACCTTCCGGCGCTCAAAATATGGATAAATGGCAGTATGTTGTGTTTGAATTTAATACCTTGGAGCCGCCGCGCTTAGATTGTTGGGCCAATACATCAAATATAGATATTTTATGCGATCCTTCCGGGGCTATTGTGGGTATAAGAAAAAATATATGGAGATTAAGTAAATATAGTTTTGATTTGCGTATTTTTGAAGAGAGATATAACATGATTAATATAAC